ACGCCAAGAGTCACCGCGGCACCTAAGTTAACAGTCGTACCGCCAGAGACCTGAAACGCTGCAACGCTGTTGTCAACGGTGTCTTCGCCGTAACTCACAAGATATAAAGTAGTGCTGAGTTGAGCAATTTTTGGATCGCTTGACATATCTTCACGGCTAACATTTACATCTGTTAGTGTAGATGATGCCGCTCCAACTGAAAGTGTTGTGGCTCCAGACAACGATACAACTGCTGCAATTAGTGTTCCAAATGTTCCATTACCATAAAATACTATTGCGGTAGTAGAAGTAATCTTAAACATGATCTTAGGAACCTCACTAGCCGAAACAACAACTGGCGTTCCAACGGCCCCTGTCGTGTTATCCACTGCAACAACAGAAAAACCGCTTGTGCTAGTAGGTCCACTTTGCACACAATGAATTGACTTATTATCGTCCAGCACTGCATAAGCAGTTGCTAATGTACCCGAAAAAGTTGAGCCAAGTAAACTATCAATGGTGATTAAGCCGGGTTCCAGGTTGTCGCCAGTGATGTTCCAGACGCCCGCAGCAGTAGAAACGTCTTGGCACGAACAAAATGCAGTGCCTCCAGCAGCAATTGCCTTAAGCAATGTTCCGCTAGTGTTCCGAATACCTACGGGATAAGCACCGCTTGCGTTGTTGAAATAGAACTTAGGCGAACCAACCGTTACCGTGGTAGCGTCAGGCAACGTCACCGACTTGCCAAGCGCGGTCATGGCGATAGGCTGATAGCCGGGAGAAGCAGCCGTTAGCGTGGTGTTTGTTGTAATTGTGGCACCAACAGAGCTTATTCCAGAAGGTAGTGAACTTGTCCAAGTAGTGCCATTTGAAGTGAGTACGTTGCCAGATGTGCCTGACGCCGAAAGTCCCGTGCCACCATTGGCCGCTGCTACAGTGCCCGTAAGCCCAAGCGTAACGGCTCCAGAAGCGTTAGTAACGGCAATGTTGGTGCCAGCGGTGAGCGTAGCCTTTGTAAACCCCGTTCCATTACCAATAGGAAGCTGGCCGTTGGTAGCACTCTCTAGCTTTGCCATCGTCACCCCAAGGTCTTTGACAATGATAGCCCCACCCGAAAGCTGCGTAGTGCTACCGTCAACGGCCCCAGAAGCAAACGTAGCCGAGTCAACAAGCGCATCTAGCTTAAGCGCGGTAACTTGATCTCCGTCAGTGAAATCTGTTCCCTTAATTAAGATAGCCATTAGGATGCTTGCGTTAGAGAGTTAAACGACTGCATAGCATTGATTCGGACCATCCGAAGCAGCGGACGCCCTTGAGTTGGAGTGAAGGTCATTTGGATGCCATAGCCTCGCATATTGCCAATTCTACCACGCACGGATGCGTCTTCGTTAATTGGTAGCACAGCACCAAGATAGCCTCCTAAAGTGCCAAGGGTGGCCGTGCTATCAACGTTCTCCGTTTCAACAGAGATTGTAGCGTTTGAGGTGTTGGTGGAGCTACTTTCGGTGTGAATCTCAAAGCTGTTGAACTTTTTACGGTCGGTGTCGCCCATGCTGTATTGCCGGGTTTGAGCGTAGGACGTAGGCCGCACGGAGGTTGGTGGAACAGCTATCCCCAAAGCCACCACATCTACGTCATCTTCGCGGCTATCCAGGATGTGAATGCCACCTAAACGATTGACAGCGTAGAGTTTGTTCACCCCGCCAGCCCCAGCACTAATAAGGTTGGAAACGTCCCACCCAGACCCCGCCACAATGTCGATGCTCTCCCATTGTTGATTTAAGAGGTTAAAGACAAGGATAGCGTTATTCGTGGTCGCAGAATCAAGCGGAACTGCAATGAAGTAGCGATTGTCGTGGTAAATGGCTACTGCATTCTGGGCGTAATCTGGGTTGATTCGCTTAATAATTGGGTCAATAGGGTCAGACAACGGCAGTCCCGCTCCCCGCAAATTGTAAAGGTCACCAAACTGAGTGGCGTACACCCCGTTGTCAGACAGGAAGAAAATTTTGTTGCCAATGGTGACAACGCTTTTTTGAGCTACCAATCCGGCTTCCCGCGTGATTTCTTTTAGGGAAATATCAGTAAGGGAGCCCGACAACCCATCAAGCAAATGGATGGAGTTGCGGTTAAACACTACCGCGTTGTCATCCGTAAAAGGATGCACAAATTGCAAGTAGTCCGCAATACCAGCCGTTACCTTAAGTTGGTTGTTAAGCTGGTCGTAGGTATCCGCATCCAGAATGTCGCTGATTAGGATTTCGTCATAAACACCCCGATTCGTAATTACCTCACTGCCGCTAGTCCCGGTTGAGGTGTATTGGTAGGGGACAATTAGGCGACGCTGATGGTATGCCGCCCACGCGGGCGCGGGAGAGTGAACAAAGCCAAGCCCTACGCTTTGAGGTTTACCAAGGACAACCGATGTAGCGGTAAAATCATCTACGTTAGCAAAAAATGTGAATGTGCCAGACGTTGGCACGCCATTTACAACATAACTTTGTAGGTTTGTTAGTGGCGAGCTTCCCTTGTCTATGATTGTAACGCTGTCGCCAATGGACAAGCCGTGCGCCGTTTCCGTCACTGTTACCACGCCAGCCGAGCAAGCCGTGTTAGCAGCTGCCGTAAATACCAATGGCTGGGTGTAATTGCCATTAGCCACCTTGGTAAACGTAGGCGTTGAGGCAATGTTCCCGTCAAACTCTAGGGCCGTGGCCCCGTCCCGAAAGATGTACACCTTGTTAAACGCCTGTAAAAGTTTAACGTTTTCGGTGATTGTCAGGGAAGCGGGATAGGTGATGTTAGTTTCAACCCCAGTGGTTAGATTCACCGCCATTGCTTTGTCATAAAGCGCAACGATGATGTATTCCTCGTTGTCGTCTAATGGGTTAGAAAACAAGCATGAACCATAGGCTGCGTTCACCAATGCCGAAATACTAGGGGAGCCAGCCGTTCCCGTCCCCGTGTAGGTTTCGCTACCCGGTGCTCCAGCAAGAAAGATTGTAAACGTCGTAGCTCCGGTGACTGTCACCGTTCTGTTGCCGTTAGGGTCCACCGTTCCTGTAAGGCCAGCAATGCCCACCTGTGACGCATTGTTGAACAGGTGACTTGTGGTAGTGGTGATAGTTACGGTTTCAGCCACTCGAACTGCGCTTAAAATGCTTTTGCTGGCATAGACGTAAAAAGGAAGGATCAACGCTTCGCTGCTTGTGTCTATCAGACCAGAGAAGAAATTAATGCCTTTGCGTGGTTGCCATGCCCCGTTTACGCCCATTCGCCCGTTCTGGCTGTAGGCAAGAATGCCGGGTTCTAGTTGGTCGGGACGCAGCCGATTGTTCAACCCAAGGAAGAATGAATCACCAGCCGAGATAATGGCCGTATCCCGGTCACCGTATTTGTCGTAACGTGGCATGGCTTATTTTGCCTATTGATTATGGCTTAAACCAACTACGAACCTCTTTAACCGCTTTAGGAAGAGCAAGAATGAGAGCACAAAGAGAAACAAGCGCAGCTAACGCAGCAGCGGCAAACTGAGCGGTCTGGACTAGGTTTACCGAAAACCATCCTGAAATAGCTCCAATAGTTGAGGTTGTAATTGGATGTTCCTTCATCATCGCTTTGTGGAGTAACGGCTCCCGTACCACCAGAAAAGCGCGGTAAAGGCTCCGAAGGTTATTTCGCCCAACATTGTTTGCCTAGCCGCTTCTGGCGACACGGAAAACACGTAGATTAGAACACAAAGGAGAGCCCACGTAAGGCCGGGGCGGGTGAAGCTGCGAAACGCCTCCACAAGCGTAAAGACAGAGGCCACCCAGGAGGGAACACCAGAAGGCACCGTAAACGGAGCTTGCGACTCCTGAGACTTGGCAAAAGCGTCCCAAGCAGCTGCTTTTTCAGCGGATTCTGTCTTTGCTCGCATGAGCATGATTTCCACCTCGGCATCCTTCTTTTTGCGCCAAGCCTCAAATATACCAGTGCCAAGATGGAGAATGGACCCAAACACCCCACCACCTGCTGCATTAAACAGTATGTCTGTAAGGGCCATTATACCGCAAAGGATAGATTTACGCCGCTCCTGCAGGGAGAGCGTTAAGAAAAACAATGGCCATTAAATCGCACGGGCGCGAAGCCGAATCTGGAAAGCAGTGCCGCTGGCTGGCGTAAAGGCAGCATTAGTAACAAGTTGACCAAACAAAGAAGTGACGCCAGAAGCCAACTTAACGTGATGACCAATGTTGGCATTGATTCCAAACAAGGAGCTTCCGTAATCAGCCATCGTTATATTGTCTAAGACAGCAAGATGCTTAAGTTGATCTGCCGTCACCAAGTTAAATGCGGCGTTGTCAAGAATTGCCGTTGGGCTTGCGTCGTAAATGTGGAGACGAAAGGTAGTCATTCCGGCTGGAATGGCTGTTGCATCAATGGTCAAGTCAAAGCCGGAAATAACTACATGGCCACCCGCTGGCC